TGATAGATAAAAGTATAGAATATTTGAGGAGAAATAAATGGAAAATAGTATAAAAGAAGATATAAAAATAGTTGAAAATTATTTAGCAAATAGTGCTATAAATGAAATAGACAGCAATTTTTTTAAAAATAGTGGTTGGGAAACAGTAGATTTAGAAATACCAAAATCTATGCAACATATTTTACTAGATTATAAAAGAGTATTAAAAGAGAATGAAGAATTAAATGAAAAAATATTAGACAATGCAGGAATATATCAACTAGGATTTAAAGACGGAGAAGAAAGCTATATTAAAAAAGTAAAAGACAATATAGAAGAATTAGAAGAAGAACTAGAAATAATGAAAGTAGACAATATGTATGGTAGATATAAAGAATATGGTGGAAAAACAAAATGGAAAAGGTTATTTGCAACAAAATATGGGATGCATGATGCCTTACAAGAACTACTAGAAGGGAGAAAAGAAAATGAAATATAAAGGATATGAACTGCTAAAAGCAATAGCAGATGGAGAGATAAAAGAAGGAAGTTTAATATTATTTGATAGCATAATTTGGATAGTAGACGAATATTCAGACATAGTAAAATATCAAGAAGAACACATTACTTTATTTAATACATATAAAGCTAAAGAAATTGCAATGTCAGATTTTGAGCTAATAGAAGATAAAATAGATATAGATAGTATAAAACACAAAGAATTAGAAATATTACAAGAAATACTAGGACAATGTGATTTATTTAAAGGAAATGAAAAATATATCTTAAAAGTAATTAATGAAAATAATAGTAGATTAGTAGATGCCATTTTAAAAGTATCGAAAGAAAACGAAACATTATTACAAGCAGTAAAACAACTAAATAAAAAAGTAAAAGAGTTAAAGGAGGACAAATAAAATGAGTGCTGATGAGATATTTGAAGAATTAGGATACAAAAAATCAGTTGGAGAGACAACAGAAGTTTATAAATTATCAAGAGATAATAAAAACATTTATTTTTCTAAACTAATAAAAAGAATAAAAATAGACGGTAAGTATGATTTTTTAGATATGCAAGAACTACAAGCAATAAATAAAAAATGTAAGGAATTGGGGTGGATATAATGATGACACCAGGGGATATAGATAAATTACAAAAAGAATGTGATTTGGAACATATGAAAGAAACGATAGATAAGCAACAAACACAAATAAGAGAGTTAATAGATAAAAACAAGGTCGTTGATTTAGACTATAAAGAAGAATATTACAAATTGCAAAAAGAAAATTATAAGTTAAAACAAAAAATAGAAGAATATCAAGAAGCGTTATTGAATATGTGCTCAAAATAGGAGGTTTTAAGTGAAAGAAAATAGTATAGAAATATCAACTGATATAGATTATGGAACTATATCTTTGAGAAAAAGAGGTAAATCAATTATAAAAATAGGAAACATGAAATTTGGTGGAACGGATATAAAAATAGAAGTTTCTACAAAATTTAATTGGTTGCAAAAGAAGTTATGGAAATATTTATTAAATATTGACATTGAAGATGTTAAGGAGGACTAACATATGACAAAAGAACAAGCAATAGAAAGACTAAAAAAGATGATACAAATAAACAATGGTGTCATCAAAGAAGCAAGGAAAAATGGAGACATATTTGCAATGCAATTAACAGCAGATTTAGATACAGATAGCATAGCAATAGAAACAGTTTTATCTATGCTAAAAGAAAAAGACAAACAAATAGAACAATATCAGAACATGTTAGCAACAAATGATATGTTACATGTAATAGAATGTGAAAATAAAGACAAAATAATAGATTTAATGGCAAATGAAATAGCAAATAACATTACAAATACATGTCCACTTGAAGATTACAATTATGATTTAAACTGTGAAAATAAATGCAATGACAATTATAAAGAATGCTGGAAACAATATTTTGAAAATAAAGCAAAAGAATTATTAAATAAATAAAAGAGCATACTACATTTAAAGAGGTGTAGTATGCAAGATAAAGAGATAATTCAAAAGTGGAAGCAAGGATTAAGCAAGAATCAATTAGCAACAATGTATAAAAGACAATATAATCAAGAAATAAAGATAATAAGAAGTACAGTAAGACACAGACATGATGGAAGATACATAAGCAGTTATGAAGCATTAGCTTATGTAGAAAGAGTAATATATGAGTATTTAAGAAGGAAGTGAAGATATGAATATAAAAGAAAAAATTGTTATGCTTATACCTAAAAAAGAGAATGTAAAAGAAATAAAAGTTCCTGATTTGAAGCAATACTTAGTAAATGGCTATGAAGAAATAAGACAAGTAAAAAAGGAAAATATAGAGCTAGAGAATCAGTTAGAAGAAGAAAAGAAAAATAAACAGTTATATGAAGGAGCTCTAGTAACATTATCAGAATTTCAACAAAGAGATAAAGATAATAAAAATGAAATTAATAGACTAAAAAACAAAATAAAAGAAAAGGAACAAGAAATAAATAATATAAATTCACAACTCAATACATATAAAATCAAACAAATCGAATACGACAAAAGAGAAAAAAATTTAAAAAATGAAATAAATGAGAATGTAAAAACAAAAATAGATATATTAAAAGATAATATATGTAACAAGATAAAAAATACCAAAGGAAACCTAAGTAAAGATAAAATTATAGATATTATCTATAAAGAAGCGGAGTGATACAAATGACAATAAATCATATATACAACATAGTAGCAAGTACAATGGCAGAATTAGAGAATATAAACTTATTAGACATAACAAAAAGAAAACAAAATCAAGCACAATTAAATAGAGCATATAAGATTTTAGATGACTTAAAAGATGAATTGATAAGAGAAAATATAAAAAGGAGGCACACTAATGAATAAAGACTTTTTAGATAAAATAGAAAATACAAATAATGAGCTAGAAAGGTTAAGGCAAAGAATAAAAAGAATAGAAAATAAAGAGTGCACAGTAATAAAAGACAGTGTACAAGGAAGTAGTACAAGCTATCCATACATAAAACATAATTGTGTAATAGAACGGTGTTGAAATACCAAAAAATGCAGGATTAAAAAGAAAATACAAAAAAATGATTAAAGACAAAACATATAAGCTAGATAAAATGAGATTACAATTAGAGTATGAATTAAATTATGTAGAAAATGCAGAATTAAGAGATATAATAAGATATAGATATAATGACAATAAGACGTGGTTACAAATAATGTTTTTAATGAATTATAATTCAGAAGAAAAAGCAAGAATAAAATTAAAAAGATATTTAGAAAAAAATTAAAAATGTACGTTTTGTACGGTTAAAAGATGATAAAATATTATTAATGAAAAATGTAATCGTTCAGTAATGGACAAGCCCAAGATTACAAAAGTATTAGCTATAAATAGTTTGTGTGTATAAGAATAGATGTTTTAAATGTCTATTCTTTTTATTATGTTATGAAAGGAAGATAGAAAATGGAATTAAAAGATACAGTAGAATTAATGAATAGTAAAGATTACAGAGAAAGATTTAAGGCAGAATATTTGCAAGCTAAAATAAGATATGACAAACTAGATGTAATGACTGTAAAATATGAAGCAGGAACATTAAATTTTACACCTAGTTGTCCATTAGAATTATTAAAAGAACAAAAGAAATATATGGGAAACTATATAAGAACTCTTAGAATAAGGGCAGAAATTGAGAAAATAGATTTAAATTAGTTATTACCAGTATGCTAGGTAACTGATAATATAAATTCAGTTGATACCTATGTATTTATATAAAATTTTACAGAACTTTCCTAGCGAGTTCTAATTAATATTTGTAAAATAGTATGCAGCGATATATAAATAAAATTCTGTAGAAACAGGGGGTTGTAAATCTGAGGAAATACAACTCTTTATATCGTTATATAGTGTTTTATAAATAAAAGAAAAGAGGAAAAGATATGTCAAAAGAAGAAATAGAAGAATTTAAAGAAGAACATAATTGCAGCACTTGTACAAAAAATATAGACTGCAAAATAGTAAGAAGAATAGATGGCAAATTAACATGCACAGAAGAGGAATAGAGTATGGTTCAATGTTTGATAGATAATAAAATATGCCCTAATGGGAATAAAAAGTGTAAAGTATGTAAATTTGACAGTTGTGAGGAAGTTCTAGATATGATAGAAGAAGAACAAAAGTATAATGAAAAATGGAAATTAAAACAAATAAAGAGCGAATTACCAGAACAGTGTAAAAACTGTTCTTTTTTAGAAATTACAAATCTAAGAGAAGGTAAAGTATTTTGTCCTTATAGAATTAAAGAGAGGTGCTTAATTAAATGAATATAACTAAAAACATAAACAAATTATTATATGCCTTATCTACAAAAGGACAGATATATAAAATAAATAGTTTTCAATTTTATAGTGAAAAGAATTGTAAGTATTGTACTAAATACCAAATATTAAAAAGAGAACAAGTAGAAATATACAATGAAGAAACAGATGAATTTGAATTACAAGATAGATATAAGCGAAAAGAAGAATGTTATAACAAAATAGATGTAATGAAATACTTAATAAAAGAATATAGAAAAGGAAGTGAGGCAGATGGAAGATGAAAAAGATTATAGTAAATTAACAGAAAAACAAAAAAGGTTTATAGATTATTATATAGAAACTGCAAATGCAACAGAAAGTGCAAAGAGAGCAGGGTATAGTTCTAAGACAGCAAAGAACATAGGAGCAGAAAACTTAACCAAACTTAACTATTTCATTCAAGAACGATTACAACAACTAGAAAATAATAGAATTGCCTCACAAGAAGAAGTATTACAATACTTAACAAAAGTAATGCGAGGAGAAGAAAAAGACCAATTTGGATTAGATGCTTCATTACAAGACAGAACAAAATGTGCAGAACTACTTGGAAAAAGATATGGTACATTTAAAGAAAAAGTTGAAGTTGCTGGAAATATACCAGTGGTGATAACTGATGATATTACAGAGTAAAATAATAAATAAAAATACACAGAAACAAGTAAATAACATATCATTGCAAAGTATAGTTGGAAAAGGTTATGCAGAGTATTGGCATTGCAAATGTAGATATAGAGTATGCAAAGGTTCAAGAGCAAGTAAAAAATCAAAGACAACAGCATTATGGATAATAAGCAACATGATGAAATATAAAGAAGCTAATACACTTGTAATTAGAAAAACATTTAGAACATTAAAAGATAGTTGCTTTACAGAATTAAAGTGGGCAATACATAGATTACAAGTAGATAGTTTTTGGGAGATAAAAGAAAGCCCATTAGAAATGACATACAAACCTACAGGACAGAAAATATATTTTAGAGGTTTAGATGACCCATTAAAAGTAACATCAATATCGGTAGATATTGGTGTTTTGTGTTGGCTATGGATAGAAGAAGCATACGAAATAACAAAAGAATCTGATTTTGATGTAATAGATGAAAGCATAAGACGGAGAAGTTCCAGAAGGTTTATTTAAGCAAATAACAATAACATTAAATCCTTGGAATGAACATCATTGGATTAAGAAAAGATTTTTTGATGTTAAAGATGATGATATATTAGCAATGACAACAAATTATCTTTGTAACGAGTGGCTAGATGAAGCAGATAAAAAAGTATTTGAAAGAATGAAGAAAAATAATTCTAGAAGATATCAAGTTGCAGGATTAGGTAACTGGGGGATAGTTGATGGATTAGTTTATGAAAATTGGAAAGAAGAAAAATTTGAATTAAATACAATAAGAAACTTAGATAGTGCTTTTGGGTTAGACTTTGGTTATACAAATGACCCAACAGCACTATTTTGTGGTGCAATAGATTTAAAAAACAAAAAGATTTATGTATATGATGAAATATATCAAAAAGGAATGAGTAACAAAGCAATATATGACCAAATAAATCAAATGGGCTATTCAAAAGAAAAGATAACAGCAGATAGTGCAGAACCAAAGTCAATAGATGAATTAAGAGGATTAGGACTAAGACATATTACAGGTGCATTAAAAGGAAAAGACAGTATAAACAATGGTATTCAATTTATACAAGATTTTGAAATTATAATACACCCTAGATGTGTAAACTTTATAACAGAAATAAGTAACTATACTTGGGATGAGGACAAGTTTGGTAACAAAATAAATAGACCAATAGATGATTTTAACCATTTGATGGATGCAATGAGATATGCAGTAGAAAAATACATAAAAGGAAATAGAAACATGGGAATGACCAATAAGCCATTTATAAAAATGTAACATCTACTAAGTAGGTGTTTTTTTAATAGGAGGAAAAGATGTTAAGATATAGCAAAGAAAAATTAGCAGAAGAAAGAAGTATAACAGATATATATTTTAAAGCACAAGAAGAATTAGATATAAGAAAAGAGTTATATGAGAAGTTCAGAAGAAAACTAACAGACGAAGAACTAGCAAGTCTAGATGATGAGGACATAAAAGTACCATTAGAAAGATATATATCAATAATGTCAGCTGGATATTTTGGTGGGAAAGCACCAACTTATAAAGTAAAAGCATTTAATAAAGATAAAGACAAAATAATCAAAGAATTATTTAATCACGAAACTAACGATGAACAAGAGATAAAAGAAATAGAAGAATTAATAAAACATATAGTCGATTATAACAATGATGGTTCACATTTCTTACATATGGTATTAGATTATTTAGTAAAAAGAGCATGCTATGAAATATATTATAAAGATGAAATTACAGGTGAAATAACAATAACAAGAAGTGATGCACTGGAAACAGTTGCAATATGGGATTATTCATTACCTAAAAAATTAATAGGTATATATAGAATAATTCGTACATATATGGCGAATGGTGAATATCAACAAATAATAGAACTAACAACCACAGATGGAAAAAGGTATTATTATGATACACCAGAAAAGAGAAAAATATTTGGTACGCCAGCATATGAACAACAATTTGAAGATGAACCACTATTTAAAGAAAACAAAGAAGAAAAGAAACCAAGAATGTGGGACGATGATATACCAGCAACTGCAATAGAAAATTGTGATGGAATGGCGATATTTGAACCTGCAATAAGCTTAATAAAAGCATATGAAAGATGTATTCAAAACTCAAGAAATGTATTCAAATATAACGATGAAGCAATATTAGCAGTAAAAGGATATACACCAGAAAATCCAATGATTATACAAAATGAAAAAGGTGAGGATATCATAAATCCTGCAAGACAAAAAGAAGATGAGTATGTATTAACAAGTAGAGTCAGATACTTAGATGGAAATAGAGAAGTTGATAGCAACTTATGGTGGGTTGAAAAGAATGTAAATGATACAGCATTACAGAACCATAAAAAAACATTAATGGATATTATTTGTTTATGCTCATTCTGCCCTAATATGACTGATTTAGGTTTTACTCAAGCAGACAACAATGCAGCACTTGAAAAGAAATTCTTTGGTTTACAACAATACATAGCAACATTTGAGGGAGATTTCCTTGAAGGACTAACAAGAAGATGGAGGATTATATTAGAAAAATTCAATAAAGAAAAAAGTAAAACATATGACTTTAGAGATATTGAAGTAAAATTGAATAGAAACTTACCTTCTGACACTGCAACAACAATTACAAACGCAATGAAAATAAGAGGATTAGTCAGCGATGATACAGTTATAAACTTATTAGGACTTGATTTAGACAGCACAAGTGAATTAGCAAAGATGGACTTACAAAATGAAGAAAATATTCAAAAGAATTTACAACAAATGCAAATGATAGGACAAGCAGGAGTAGAGCAAAACAATCAACAAGAAGAAAACAAAGATGACAAAGTAACAGATTTGACAGACCAACAAAAAGCACAAAAACTAACTGCAGACAATAAAAAAGAACAAACAAAAGTAGTTAATAAGCAAATCAATAAAGAATAGAGGTGTTATAAATGCAAGGAATATTTATAATTCTTTTTTTTATTATCTTAGGTTTTTTTGGTGAAATGGGAAAAGATTTGTATCATTGGTTTTGGAAAGGTGATAGATAAATGAATATATGGAATTATCACGATACAAAAATGCAAGAATTAAAACAACTATATAATAAAATATCAAAACAAACACAGAACAGACTTCAGGAAATCTTTGATACATTTAACCTTACAACAGAAAACATCTATAACATAGCCGATAATAAAACTAAGAAAAGAATAAATACATATATAGAGCAATGGAAAGAACAAGGATTACTAAAAAACAATAATTATTTTAGTGTATTAGCAAACAATATTTATAAAAGAACAAAAGTAAAAAATAGTGAAATACTAGAACTGCTTATTTATAGTGCATATATAGAAGAACAAAATAAACTTGAAGAACAAGAAAAACAAATAATGTATGAAGATGCAAATTATTACTATGAACAGGGTCAACAAGAAGTAAATAAAAAGAAAAAGCCATCAATATTAACAATGGCTTTATTTCTTGCATTATTAGATCAACCAAATTACAGTGGATTTAATTGGAAACAATACATTGAAGTTACAATGCAGTATAATGCACAACAAATATATAAACAAGTAATTTTAAATATACAACAACAAAAAAACCTAGAAATTGATTCTAATGAGTTTCAAACAATAATAAATAGACAAAATAACCAAAAACTTAATATAAATAATGATAAGATATCAGGTGCAGCAGATTTACAAATGATTGGCTTAAATAATCTAGCAAAAGTAGAAGGAATAAAAGAAGTAACAGAAGATAATTCAAAAGTTAGATTTATTGCAGTAGAAGATGATAAAACAACTCTAATGTGTGATAGTTTAAACAATCAAGAATTTTACATAAATAAAGAAAATGTATTTGATAGATACTATGGAGAAAATCAAAAAGAATTAAAAATACAAAGAATTAGATGTAATGGATTGGTACTAGGTTTAAATCTTCCACCAATACAACATCACTTTCATTATTGTAGAAGTACAATTGTGTATAATTCTAATAATGAGCATATTGAGTTAGAAACAGAAAAACAATTTAATATATTTGATACAAAATTTGAAAAAGATATAAAAGAAAAATACAATATCAAAAAGATGAATATAAGGCATATAGATAAAGAAGTTTTAAAAGAACTATTAAACAATATGAACAGAGTATATAATGATTTTCCAAATATAAGAGGAAAGATTAAAGAAATAAAAGAAATAGACCATCCAAATGGTGGACTAGCTGTAGAATTACAAAAAGATGGAACATATGTAATGTATATAAATAAAAATAAATTTTACAACGATAAAGTACCAAGACAATTATATGAAAAGGATGTTAAGAAACATTTTCATCCTAATAACACAACTTATAAAGATATGTCAATACATGAAACAGGGCATATAGCAGTAACAGAAATAATAAAAAAATTAAATCATAACAATAATAATGCAATAGTTTTTGATAGCGAAAATAATATAACAGTAAATAAAATATTAAATAAAGCCTTGAATAAAATAGGTGTAAATGATATAAAAGAAAAAGACTTATTAATAAGAAATATTTCAGGATATGCATATAAAGGAAGAGGACAAGAAATTATTGCAGAAGCATTTGCAGATTATTATGCTAATAAACAAAATGCTTCATTATTAAGCAAAAACATAATAGAAGTTATGAAAGGAATGATTTAATATGATACCTATGGAACACCCTTGGACAGATTGGCAAATAGATACATTAGGAGAAAAAAATCCTTGGAAATGGAAAGAAAATACACCTAAAGAAATCATAGAACAATATGAAGAATGGGAAAAATATTACAAAGAAAAAATGAAAATTAAATTTTAGCACTTACTTTAAAAAGTAGGTGCTTTTATTATGGAAAGAAGGTGGAAAATATGTATATAAATCCATTTTTATGTGGAGTAATAGCCACAATATTAACAGAATTAACAGGAATAATAGGATATGCAATATATCTTAATGTTAAAGAAAAAAATAAATAAGTTATTAACATTTTATAATTATAAACCAAGAGCTAAGTCGACTAGCTCTTATTTTTATGCCCTAGATATGGCTTTAAACTGTCTATTTTTGTTTGGTTAGACTTCCGTAAAAAGTCAAAATAGTTTGGTTATAACACCGTAAAAGTTAAGGAGGAAATGGTTATGGAAAATAACGAAGAAACAAAAACAAATATGGAATCTACTGCCGAGAGTGTAGAAAAAGTTGAAACACCAAAAGTAGAAGAAAATAAAGAAAAAACTTTTACAAGAGATGAAGTAAACAAAATGATTAATGCTGAAAAGCAAAAAGAAAGACAAGCAATTTTAGAAGAAATGGAAGCTAAAAAAGCAGAAGCTGATAAACTTGCGAAAATGGACGAAGACCAAAAGAAATCTTATGAATTGGAACAAGAAAGAGCTAGAGCAAATAAGGCTGAAAACGAACTAAATGCTTATAGACTAAAAGACGAAACAATTCGTCAAGCAAGTCAAAGAGGTATCTCATTAGGATACATAGAAACTATTGATTTTTCAAGAGAAACTGCTGAAAGTATCAATTCAAAATTAGATATATTTGAAAAAGTATCAAAAGCAGATAGAGAAAAAGCAATAAGTGAGTATTCTAAAGAACCAGCACCACAAACAGGAGAAAGGGTAACTCAAAAAGATATAAGCCAAATGAGTTATACAGAATTGGCAGAATATCTAAATAAACACCCAGAAGTAAATTTATAAAAAGGAAGGTAATAAAAAATGGGAAAATTTGATTCAAAAAGTTTTAATGAAAAAGCATTTAAGTATTCAGTAGATAGAATACCAAATTTAAAAACAAACGAGTTAAAGAAATCAAGAGCTTTAACAGGAAATGAAGATATTAGAAAAGTATTTGCAGATGAAGATGGTACAGCATATGCAAGAATTGCTATGCGTGGACTATTAGAAGGCGATGCAGTAAATTATGATGGACAAACAGATATAACAGCAACATCAACCAAAACATTTGAAAGAGGTGTTGTAGTTGTTGGTAGAGCAAAAGGATTTGTTGAAAAAGACTTTTCTTATGATGTAACAGGAGGAAAAGACTTTATGCAAAATGTTGCTGAACAAATAGCAGACTATAAAGATGGATTAGACCAAGATACAATATTAGCAGTATTAAAAGGTATATTCTCAATGACAGGTGCTAAAAACTTAGAATTTGTTAACAAACATACAACAGAAGTAAAAGGAAATATTCAAGCAACAACATTAAATACAGCAACAAATAAAGCATGTGGAGCAAATAAAAAGAAATTCGCATTAGTATTTATGCACTCAGATGTTGCAACAAACATTGAAAACTTAAATTTATTAGAACACTTAAAATATACTGATAAAGATGGTATAACAAGAGAACTAGATTTAGGTACATGGAATGGAAAATTAGTAATAATTGATGATGATATGCCAACAAAAGAAGTTGAAGCAACATATGTAAAAACAACTGATAAAGCTATAGTAACAGGAAAAACATATTATACAAAATCAAGTACAAAATATACAGTAGTTTCTAATCCAGTTGAAGGAAGCATTGGAGATTATTACGAATTATCAGACGAAGCGCATACAGAATATACAACTTATGTGTTAGGTATAGGCGCTATTGATTTTGAAGATGTAGGAGTAAAAGTACCATATGAAATGGATAGAAATCCATCAAAAAATGGTGGACAAGATACTTTATATATTAGACAAAGAAAAGTATTTGCACCATTTGGAATTTCATACGAAAAGAAATCTCAAGCTTCATTATCACCAACAGATAAAGAACTTGAAAATGGTTCTAACTGGGATTTAGTAAATTCTGGTGAAGAATCAGAAGAAGATAGAAGTTATATAAATCACAAAGCTATTCCAATTGCAAGAATAATTTCAAGAGGATAGTAGAAAGGAAGGCAATAGATGTTAGAACAAATAAAACAAAGATTAGGAGCAAATTATATTGAAGATACAGATAATATAATACAAGACATCATAGCAGATATGACTTCTATTGCCTGTGATGCTTCTAATCGCAAAGAAACTGATAATAAATTATTTCCATACATAAAAAAAGCCGTTATATCTGAATATAATGCCAGAGGTTCAGAGGGACTATTAAGTCGCAATGAGGGTTCTATTTCAAGTTCATTTAATGATATAGAAAAGAAGTTAAGAATTGATGTTGCTTCAATAAGGATATTTAAATAATGTTATTACGAGATTTAACAAAAGTATATATATCAGAATATGAAGAAATGGATAACCATGGAGAACCAGATAAAGTATGGAAATATAAAGGACAAGCTTGGTTAAATATGCAAAATGATGTCAATGAGTTAGATAGAAAGTCTACTGGCGAAGTGGATTATAGTACATATAAAGGTCGTACGACTAGAAATTATGATATACAAAAAGGCAATGGAATATCATTTGAAGATATCTCAAAATTAGAGAAATTTATTCCTGAGTATAAAGTGCTAGATAAAAATAAAATTGGAAGTACTTATGTGTATAGAATGGAGAAAATACAATGATAAATTTCAATTGTAATATAAAAGTAAAACATAATTTTAAAAATATAGATGCTATAATTCAAAAATTACCACAAACTGCAAAGATAATAACAGAAGATGTATTAAAAAACATTAGAGGTTATGCTATAAGGTTGGAGAAAGGCAATAACGAAGAAGGCATATTGGTTGAAATGATTGATATGTCTACTAAAGAAGTGAAGGGAAAAGTTTATGCAGACCCATCTAAGTTTATGAGCAATGGAGTTTCATATTTGTTTTTTGAATATTTTGGAACAGGTGCTAATGCTGAGAAGGAACATGTAGGAAAATCAAAACATTTTATTCAAAGTGGTTACACAGAATGGTTTATTCCAGTAAGTAAAGTTGAAAAGAAATTGCCTTATCCAATTGTAAATATTCAAGGAATGGATTTTTATGTTGCTCATGGTAGCAAAGCCAACCACTTTATAGCCGATGCAGGTTTTAAAAGTAGAAATGAAAATGCAGAAATAGTTAAGAAAAAATTAGATGAAATGTTAAAGGAGATATGTAAATGAAAGATTTAAGTGAATTAGAGTTTAGCGATTTAGTATATGAAAAACTAGAATCATTAAAGTATAAACAAATATTAACAAATCCAACAACTACAAGTAAATTTCCTTGTTTGGAGTTACATACACCTTTGAAATCAGTAAACTTAACTGAAAATGCATTTCCAATCAAATCTACATTTCAAATATCAGTAACTTGTTGGAATGAAAAGCAACGCCAAGCAATGAAAATGGTAGATGAAGTTGATAAAAAACTTCAAGAATATAATTTTACAAGGACAAATACTAGCCGTGCAGTGTATGACCAAATACTGCAAAAATATGGTATAACAATAACATTTGAGGTCGTTTATAATGCTATAATGAACTCATTTGATTTTATAAGATAATAGGAGGAAATAAAAATGGCAAATGAAATAGTAGATAAAAATACTGAAAATAATGAAATGCCTGATGTAAGTAAATGGGTGAAAGTATTTTATGCTGAAACAAAAACAGGAGAAAGAACACAAGTCGCATTTGTAGAAAAAATCCCAGTGTTAGAGGAAGCACCAGACCAAATAACTGGTTCTGCATTAGATTTAGATTATGAATTTGCACAACCAGGAATTAAAAAAGCATCTAATATTGAATTAGATATATATTATACACATACACAACACAAGACACTAAGAACTTTAAAAGATAAAGAGTTATATTGGTTCTTCCAAAATCCAGCACATACTGCACCATCAGGAGGAAAACCAATAGTAAGAACATTAAAAGGAAAAATGTTTGTAACAATGCAAGAAGTATCAGTAGGGGAATATTTAAAGGATAAAATGACAATATATAAAAATGGAGATGTAGAAGAAACAGAAGGATTTCCCACAGCCTAGTTCTGATGTAAGTGTCGTGTCAGAACAAGAAGAAATAGACACTAATAATATAGAGAAGGCAAAAAAATAAGCCTTCTCTCTTTTGCAAAGGAGAGAATAAAAAATGGAATTAGAAACAAAATTCAAAACAATAAAATTAGTATTTACAACAAGAAAAATAGTAAATATAACAAATATATTAAAAGGAAAAAACTTTGAAGATTTATATTTCAAAGTTGTAAATGAAGGCAATCTAGATGCATTATCTAAAATAATATACATTTTTGCTGAGGATGAAGCTGGCATTAAATCATTCAAAACAAGTGAAGAGGTATATGATTTTTTAGATGATTATAAAGAAGAAACAGGAAAATCATATTCTGATATTTTTAATGAATTAGCAGAGGTAATCAATAAAGAGGGTTTTTTCAAGAGCAAAATGAGCGAAGAGGAATTGAAACAAAAAATATTAAATCCATTATCAGAAGTAGATATGGAATCAATAATCAAGACATCAGCGGAAAAAGTAATAGCACAAGTAACAGAAAAAGAAATGTTAGCACAAGCTTAGATAGCATAACGGAAAATATACGAAATGCTAAAACAATAGAAGACATGGTATATGGCTTAGAACCATTAGCATATTATTTTGGAATGAAACCTAATGAATTTTGGAATGAAAGATATAAAAATGTATCTTTATATTGTGAGGTAAATTTGATTAAATTACAAGACAAATTTAAACAACAAATTATTTTACAAGAAGCGGTTACAAATAAATTAATTCAAGCAGATAGTATGTTATACCAAAATCCTAAAATAATACCTATTCAAAAGATGTTTAGTAATTTATTTAAAAATAGATAAAAAAATATATGTTCGACAAAATTCGACACCAAAATATAACTAAAAGTGATATAATTCTTTTATAATAAAATAAAAGGAGGTACTCTTATGGAAGAAAAAAAGAAAAGCGGTTTTGCAACAGCAGGTTTGGTGTTAGGAATTATAGGGATATGTACATCATTTATTCCAATTGTAAACAATTTATCATTTGTATTAGGGGCAATAGGTGTAATATTCGCAGTAATTTCATTAGTTAAAAAAGCAAGCAAAGGACAAGCTATAGCAGGAGTTATTTTATGTGTTTTAGCAATAGTAATAACTATTAACTCTCAAAAGGCTTTATCAGATAGCTTAAATGAAGTTAGTGCTGATTTAAATAAGGCAACAGGTGCAAGTACAGAAGAAGTTTTGGCAAATGATGCAAATGTTGAATTAGGTAAATTTGAAGTAACAAAAGATAGTTATGGAATAACAGATACTAAACTTACAGTAAAAGTTACAAATAAAACTAGCGAAAAAAAATCATTTAATTTTCACATAGAAGCGGTAGATGCAAATGGTGCAAGAATAAATGAAGACTATGTGTATGCTAATGATTTAGCATCTGGACAAAGCCAAAATTTTGAGATATTTACACTAGTAACATCAGATAAAATAAATGAAATGAAAAATGCTACTTTTAAAATCATAGAAGCATCTATGTATTAATAATTAAATATATGAGAGAACACTTACTATATAAAGTAAGTGTTTTTATTTTGTTAAAAATTTAAAAAGAGAGGAGGAATGACTTATTACAGTAGAAGAAATAGAGATAATTGTAACAGCAAAAATAGAGGAAGCATTAAAAGAATTTGAGAAAATTGTGCCGAACATAAAAAAGCAAATGAAACAAGTCCAAGAAGCTTTTTCAAAAATTGATACTAAAGAAATGCAAAATAAAGTTCAACAAGCTACTAATTTTGTAAAGAAAAAAGTACAAGATTTAAAACAAAGTTCAAAAAATAATGAGGTAGCTATTAAAGTTAATAATAAAGATGCACAAAAACAAATATCTCAAATCCAAAAGCAAATAGATAGTTTACAAGAAAAAATAAATGCTCGACAAATGAAATTAAACGTAATAAATCCTCAAATTGATAAAATAGTAGAGGATACTAGAAAAAGTGTAACGCCAGATGGAATAAATCCTAATAATAAAGCAATGGATACAACAGTTAATAATGCGTTAAGTTCAAATAAAGATTTTACATCATTAAATAGTCAGGCACAAAAATTATATACGGAAATAGAGATGTATAATACTCAGTTAAGTGAAGCAAAAGGTAAAATGTCACAATTAGAACAACAAACATCACAAACAGCAACTACTCAAAGCAAATTGGGTAGTTTTTTTAGTGCTTTTAAATCTAAAATAGAACAGGCAAAAACAGTAGCAGGTAGAATAGGAACAGCATTTAAAAACGTTGGAAGTGATATAGCAAGATGTTTGAACCCTATAAATTTAATAAAAAAGGGAGCAGGAGCAATTGGAAATGTTGTTAAAAATATTGGAACAAAAACTAAAGGTGTTGGAACTGGCATAAAAAGTGGGATAGGAACAGTACTAAAATATGCAACAGCATTGTTTAGTTTAAGAAGCATTTATTCTACATTGAGTAGTTGTGCTCAAAGTTGGTTATCTAGCCAAAATGCAGGAGCTAAACAATTAAGTGCAAACATAGAGTATATGAAATATGCCATGGGTAGTGCTTTTGCACCAGTTATTCAATTTGTGACAAACTTAGTATATCAATTAATGAAAGCGGTACAAAGTGTGGCTTATGCATTAACAGGTGTTAATATATTTGCAAAGGCAAGTGCAAGTTCATATGCAAGTATGGCAGGAAGTGCAAAAAAAGCAAAAAATGAAACAAAGCAATTGGCAGGAGTACATAATGAAATAAATAATATTTCTGATAATAATTCGGACAATGGAAGTAGTAGTGGAAGTACAGCACCAAGTTTTGACTTATCTGGAATAGATAATACACCTAATAGTATTATAGATGCTATTAAAAATGGAAATTGGTATGAGGTTGGAGCAACAATTGGAGAAAAACTAAATGAAGCTATGAATAATATACCTTGGAATAATATACAAAGCACAGCAAAAAGTATAGGAACGAATATAGCACAATTTTTAAATGGTTTCATAGGAACAACAAACTGGAAACAAGTAGGAAATACATTTGCACAAGGTATAAATACGGTTATTTATTTAGGACAAAGTTTTGTAAAAACATTTAACTGGGAAAATTTTGGGAAAGCTATTGGTGATGGATTAACTTCTTTTATTAAAAATATAGACTGGAAAGCTTTGGGTGATACATTATCATCTGGAATAAAAGGAATATTTGATACAATAACAGGTTTCTTTGAAACTTTTGATTGGAGTGTTGTTGTTAATGGATTATTAGATTTTGTTAAAGGTTTTGATTGGAATGGCGTGTCAGATGCAATATTTAAGGCACTGGGTTCAGCATGTGCTAGCTTGGTAAATCTTGGTGTGGTTATAGGCGAAAAAATAAACGAAGCTTTAGATAAAGCAAAGGATTTTTTTCAAGAAAAAATACAAGAATGTGGAGGAAATGTTGTTGAGGGAATATTTAAAGGAATTATAGAGGCACTTGGTAATTTGGGACAATGGATAATAGACCATATTTTTACACCTTTTATTAATGGATTTAAAAAAGCATTTGGAATACATTCTCCTTCAACAGTTATGGCTGAACAAGGAAACTTTATAATGCAAGGTTTGCTAAATGGAATAACTAATTTAGTGGATAATGTAAAACAAATATGGGAGAATATAAAAAATACAGCAGTTCAAAAATTCACAGATATTAAAAATTCTATAAGTAATATTTGGCAACAAGTAACAAATAAAACTTCTGAAACTTGGCAAAATATAAAGAATAAAGTAAAAGAGGGAGCACAAGGAGCTTGGAATGGAATTACATCTATATTTGGAAATATTCCAAATTGGTTTAGAGATAAATTCAGTCAAGCATGGCAAGCAGTTAAGAATGTATTTAGTACAGGTGGAAGAATATTTGATGGAATAAAAGAAGGAATATTAAGTGGACTAAAATCAATAGTAAATGCGATAATAAGTGGAATAAATAAAGTAATAAGCATTCCATTTAATGGATTAAATTCTGCATTAAGAAAAATAAAAAATTCTGAAATATTAGGTGTAAAACCATTTAATTGGATTTCAACAATACAAGTACCACAAATACCAAGATTAGCCAAAGGTGGAGTATTAACAGAAGCAACAACAGTATTAGCAGGAGAATATTCAGGAGCTAAAACAAACCCAGAGATTGTAACACCACAAAATATAATGAGAGATACTTTTGAAGATGTATTGTCAGACTTTAATAGTGGCAATGGACAACCAGTACATATAACAATACAATACTTAGGAAAAGAAATATTTGATGATACAATAGATTATATAAATTCAAAAACCAGAAGAACTGGGAAAAATACAATAGTAACGGTAGGTGATTAAGATGATATGGAGAGAACATGGAAAAAAAGAAAATTTGCCAACACCTTCATCATATAGTGCAGACATAGAAGACACAGACAACGATAGCTATACAAGTAAAAAGACAGGAGCATTAATAGATAATCCTATAGCAGTAGGAATGTTAAAACTTTCTATGTCATGGGATTTAAATTCAGAAGATGAGGCAGAGAAACTAATACAAAAAACATATAAAAACCCGTTTATACTAGATGTAAAAGTACCAGTTGTTAATGGTGGATTTTTAGAAGGAGCAAAGTTTAGAGTTTCAAAAAGAAAAGTAGAAATGATAGATACAGAATTAAATACGAACACTTCCAAAACAAGATGGAAGTGTTCTTTTAATTTAATGCAAAAAGAACTAACAGAGGCTCAAAAACAAGCTTCAAAAAATGCAAATTCATAGGAGGCTATAAATGTATAATACAAGTAAAGGTTATAAAGAAAAAATATTAGAAGATTCAACACAACATGAATTAAATATATACATAGATGGAAATAAAATTGAACCTAATCATATTATAGATTTTAGTTCTAAATCTGAATTATTTAACAATAATGAACTTTGTTTAGGTTGTACTCCTGAAAAAGATATTGAATTTGAAATAGATAAAAGAGATTTACCAGAGAATTACAATGAAGTATATGTTGAAACAGGAATAAAATATCACAATGATATAGTAACAGAAGGAGAAGAAATAACACTAAAAGAAGAGAAAGAAATACCACTTAATTTAGAGATAAGTGGAAATCATAAGCAAAAGACATATAGTGGAAAAAATATTTTGAATTTTGGAGCATCTAAAAGTGGAACAATAAATGGAATAACATATAGTTATGATGAAAATACTCAAATATGGACTGTGAATGGAACAGCTACAGCAAAAGCTGATGTACATTTTGGAAGTATTATAAAATCGGAAGCAAATAAAGTATATCAATTGGAAACATTCCATTTAGGAGGAAGTATTAGTAGTGAAAGTTGTAAAATTTATATGCAAGATGAAAATCAAAATTGGGCTGGGTGGGCTTGTCAATTATTAAATGTAGATGCTAGACAACCAGCAACAAAAGATAAAAATTTATCAATGGGATTGTTGATTTTTAGAATAGAAAGTGGAACTACATTAAACAATTATAAATTTAAAGCACAATTTGAACAAACAGATAATCCAACAGTTGTAGAATGGGAGCCATATGTAGGAGGAATACCTGCTCCAAATCCAGACTACACAAGTGAAATAAAGACAGTAGGAAGTAATATAAATTTATTTAATGCTTATAGTAGTGATTTATCATATTATTTAAGAAACACAGATAAAGAAAAGTATACTATTAATAATAGCAATAGTATTAAAGTTGAAGGAACTGGAGTTTCGTGGAATAGAGTTGAAATAACTATTTCAAATTTAAAACCAAATACAAAATATACAATAACTTCGCAAATTACTAATATTACTCAAGGTTGGGCAGGATTATTATGTGATTATGATAATAATAATATATTTAAAGTATCTAATAAGGAACAATCTAATCCACAAATTACAATTATTACGGATGAAAATGGAAAAGTTAAATTACAGTTTTTTACTAATTATACTTCTACAGTACAAAATAGTTCTGCTATATTTGATGATATAAAATTAGTTGAAGGTACAGAAGTAGGAGAATGCAGTAAATACGGTCAAGGGTCTGTAAAAGTAACAAAATGTAATAAAAATCTCGTTGGAGATATACAAAAAGGCTATTGGAATAACACAGGAGTATTCGAGTATGATACAAATTTTGTTTCAAGTAAACAAATAAAAGTAGAAAAAGGAAAAACTTATATAGGTGGAATATTTGATAAAAATAAAAATTATGTAGGAAAAGTAGTATATGTACTATTTGATAAAAATAAAAATTTTACAAGATACAGTGGAGAAGAAACAATAACAATTGGGAACAATGAAGAATATGTCTCTATAAGAACATATAGTGCACAAGCGAGTTATATAACAAGTAATAATTATTTATTACAATTAGAAGTAGGAAATAAAATATATTCATACGAACCTCATCAAGAACAATCTTATATTTTACCAGTACAACAAGAAATGTTAGAAGGAGATTATTTTTATTGGGACAATGAAGAAGAAGTGCATGTGTGGGAAAAACTAGTTTTTAAAGGAAATGAAAATTGGAACTTAGATGATATTTATAATGGAATTGCTCAATTTAGTTTATCCGTTAATGCAGTATATATAAATGATGATGATACTGTAATAAGAACAATGTCAAATTATTTTAAAGGAGTTGGTTTTGATTCAAGTTGGTTAATTGATAATTGTGTAACAATAAGGAAACATAGCAGAGTTAGAATAATGATAAGTAAGTACACAACAGTAGAACAATTTAAAACTTGGCTAAAATCAAAATGTGATGAAGGAACACCAGTAATTGTATATTATAAACTAGCAACACCAAAACGTTTACCGTTTACAGAAGAACAAAAAGAAATAGCAAAAGAACTAAGTCATGCAACAACATATGAAGGAACAACACACATATACAGTACAGATAGTATATCTCCTGTATTAAAAACAACATGTGGTAGCGAGATTGTACCAATAGGAAAGTTTACAATTCAGAAACCAATTGAAGATGATGAGTTTAAAGTAAAAATAAAAGCTACAGACTATATGAAAAAATTTGAAGATAACAAATATGATGGTAGCAATTTAACATATCCAAAGACTATGTTAGAAGTTTTAGAAGATATATGCCAAAAAGCAGGAGTAGAACTAGGTTCTACTTCTTTTCTTAATTCAGAAAAACAAATAGCAGTATATGATAATACTGTAACAGCAAGAACATATTTAGGTTATATAGCAGAACAAGCAGGTGGATTTGCTGTAATAGGCAGAGATGGAAAATTATACATAAAAACATTTGGAGAAGATACTATCAATTTCAATGTTGATTTATTTGGTGATTTTACTTGGGGAGATAAGCTAAAAGTAAGTAGAGTTTCTTATGAAGATGGAATACAAAATTATAAATTTGGAGATGAAACACAAGCAACAGTATTTATTGACCAAAACAATATGTATATAGTTGATAGTGAGCAAGTAGAAAATATTTATAATCAAATAAAAGATTTTGAAGTATACACATTTGAGGGAGAAACAATAATAGATCCAGCTTATGATATTGGAGACATTCTAGTAATTGATGGTAAAAAAGTTTTATATCAAGGAGAAATAAAGTATGCTGGTAAATTTAAAGCAAGTATAAATAATAAAGTACAAGCTAAAACAGAACAAGAAAGTATGCAAACAAAACAAACAAACTCAAATAAAATCAAAAGAGTACAAAGTGAAATAAATCAAATTGATGGAAAAATAACACAATTAGTACAGGAAACAACAGAAAATGAGGAAAAAATAACACAAGCACAACAAGATATAGATGGATTTACACAGAAAGTTGCAACAAAAGATGAGCTAACAGAAAAAGTAAATGAATTAAAGCACACTATAGAAGGAATAACATTACAAGCTAAAGAAACAGGTGGAGGTAACATATTCTTTTATGCGAAAGAATACTGGAGAGGACAAACACAAGATAGTGAGGCAACATTAGAAGAGTATACAAATACTTTAATACAACAAAATAATGTTAGTGATGAAGGTTATTTGATAAATAAAGGAGTATCAATTCAATCACAAGTTGTGAAGAATGGACAATATGTCATAAGCTTTAATTATTACAAATTAAAAACAGATGCTACAGGTTATGTAAAAATAAATGAAGTTGAATATAAACTAGATGGAGAAATAAACAATTGGATTGAAAAAATAATTCCTGTTGAAATAACAAGTAATAATATAAAAATAGAAATTGGTAGTGATACAGTAGCATCATATTATATTTCAGATTTAATGGTTTCAATGGGAGTAGAAAAAAATATATGGACACAAAATGCTAATGAAACAAGAACAGACACAGTTGAAATAGGAAAAGGTATTCAAGTTAATTCTAGTACCAAAAACACATATACGAGAATTGATGCAGATGGAAACAGAACATTCAATAGTTCTACAAATGAAAGAGTAGCAGAAATGACTGATAAAGGTGTTTATACAAAACAACTAGAGGTAAAAGAACAAGCAAAAATTAACGTATTATTAATTCAACAAATTGGAAGTCAAGTTTGGCTTACAGGATTAGGAGGCTAAGATGGGAACAACAACAGGTTATGGAAGTAAACATTCACACGAATTTAAATTAACAGTAAATGAAACATCAACAAGTGTAGCTAATAATACTTCTGAAATAAGTTTTAGTTTTACAATATATAAAGCAAGCTACTCTTGGAGTAACTGGAAGAGTATAACATATAGTATTTCGATAAATGGTACTTCTTATTCAGGAACAATTCCATCGTATTCAGCTGGTTCAACATTAACAATAAGAACTGGAAGTCAAACAGTATCACATAATAGTGATGGAACAAAATCAATAAATTACAGCTTTTCTGTAAATGATGGTTCAGGACAAAGTTATACTTGTGGAAATGCCAGTGCTAGTGGAAGTATGAATTTAAGTACAATTCCAAGATATGCAAAAGCTAGTATTTCTTTAAATTCAAAAACAGTAAACAGTGTAAAATTAAATTATTCGGCAGATGCTACAATAGATGGAATTTGGGTTAGTAAAAATGGTGGAGCTTGGGAAAGTGGTTATGCTTTGACATCTCCAATAAATGTAAGTGGATTATCTCCAAACACTAAATATACTTTAAAAATAAGAGTGAAAAGATTAGACAGTCAATTATATAGTGAGTCTAATAGTATAGAAGTGACAACTCATCAAATTGCTACTTTAAGTTCTGTACCAAATGTTAATATAGGCTCTGCACATACAATTACTTGGGCAAATCCTAGTGGAGCAAGTACAAGCTTAAAATTATGTAAGACAAATAATTCAGTAATAATAGATTATGGAACTGTAACTGGAACAAGTAAAGCAATAACACCAACGGCAAGTAAAATATACCCACTAACTCCAAACAGTAATACATATAAAGCAAGATACATTTTAACAACAACAGCAAATGGAAAATCATATACAAACTCAAAAGATTTTACGTTTACAGTAACAAATAGTAATCCAACATTTAATAATTTTACATATCAAGATACAAATACTACAATAACAGCTTTAACTGGAAATAATCAAATTTTAGTAAATGGTTATTCAAATGTAAAAGCAACAATTAGTACAGCAAATAAGGCTACAGCAAAAAATAGTGCAACAATGAAAAGTTACAAGTTATTAATTGGTACAAAAAATACTACAGCAAATTATAATGCAAGTGCTGATGTTAATATGAGTATTAATCAAGTTAATAACAATGTTATAGATTTATATGCAATTGACAGTAGAGGAAATAGTACAAAAGTAAGCAAAACAGCAACTATAAAAAAATATAGCAATATAAAAATAAAATCACTATCAGCAACTAGACAAAATAATATTGGAACAATAACAACTTTAAACTTTGAAGGAGAATTTTGGAATGCAAATTTTGGTAGTGTGGCAAATGCAATAACTAGTTGTAAATATAAATATAAAACTACTTCTAGCTCTACTTGGATTGATGGTAAAACAACATTAACTTATACAATATCTGGAAATAAAATTACTGGTAGTTTAAATATTCAAGGAGATGCAGGAACAGATGGATTTAGTGTTGCAAATTCTTTTGATATTCAATTGATATTAGCGGACAAGTTATCAAGTGCAACTTATAATATTATTTTATCATCTGGAAATCCAGCGTTAGCAATATATAAAAACAATGTAGCAATTGGACAGCAATATAATACAAGTGAAGGAAGTAAGTTTCAAGTAAATGGAGATATAAGTTTAACAAATAGAGCGAATGGAATAAATATAAATGGACATAAGGGAATATTAAGACATTGGACAAACGATAGTCAAATGTGTGCGAATAATGGAACTATATATTTAAGACCAAAAGGTGATGAGAATACAACTAATCAAGTTATGATAAATAATGATGGAAGCATAACAGCTTCTAAATTCAACGGAAAAGCTTCTCGAGCTACAATGACTGATAAGTTAGAATGTATAAATGGAAGAATAACAAATGCAAATATAGCACATAGTTATGAAAATGATAAGGCACACCTTCAACTATTATTAGCTACAAGTGCTATGACAAGTAATAAGCCTGCCGCAGATGGATACATATTACATGGTTCTTGGGATAATAGTGGTCAGTACAATGGTCAAGTATATTTTCCAAATAGTAATGTTAATGTACCTTTGCAATTTAGAGGAAGTAATAATGGTGCTTGGGGAAACTGGGAGAGTATATACAGATGTAAAACTTTATACGACAATTCATCAGGCACAACAGGAACAGTAACATTAAATGAAACATCAGCTAATTTTGCTTATTTAGAAATATTTTATGGAAAATCAGAAGGCAATCCTATTTATAGAAATTCTGTAAAAGTTAATGCTCCAAATGGTAAAATTGCTAATTTATTAATTGCATACAATATATATAGTGGTAGTATGTCACAATTACAATCAAAATGTGTTTCTATTTCAGGCACTTCGGTGGCAAATACATCTAATACTACAGGTTACGTAAATTTATATAATGGTAGAAGTGTTGAATGGGGAAATAGCAATGAGATTAAAATATATAAAATTATAGGCTATAGATAGGAGGTATAAAAATGGCATTAAAAAAAGAAATAGAATTAGAAAATGGAATAACAACAAACTATCATAGAATAGTAAGTATAAATAAAATAACAAATAATTGTAATATTATAGAAGTTGCTTCTTATACATCAGAAAAACAAAGAGAAAAAGAAAAGGAATATTATAGCAGTACAGATGAAAATAAGAGTATGAATATATTTATTGAAACAAGTTTTATACAAAAAGAATATTCGGAAAATGAAACAATAGAAGAATGCTACGAATATTTAAAAACTTTAGAACAATTCAAAGATGCAGATGATGTTTTGGAGGTGGAGAAGTAATGCAAGACACAGAATTAATTGAAAAAGTAGCACACTTAGAAGAACGAGAAAAGTCAAATACAAAAAGAATAGATGTTGTTGAAAATAAAGTAGAGAATATATATGATTTAACATTAAGTGTAAGAGAAATAGCAACAGAAATGAAAGCAATGAGAGAAGACCAAAACAAAATGAATGAACGATTAAAAATTATAGAAGAAAAGCCCCTAAAAGATTATGAAGATACAAAAAAACAAGTAAAAGGCAAAGTAGTTTCTTTTATAACAGGAATAGTATTAACAGCAATAGCTTTTGCACTAGGATTAAGTAAATTTATGTAGGAGGTGAACTAATATGGAAAAAATAAAAACAATAGCAAAATATTTAACAAATATATTAGCAATAGTAAGTGCATTAGTAGCAGGAATAAATGCAGTAGATGGAATAACAATACCATATGCAATACAAATAGTACAAGTTATTGCAGTAGTACAAGGAGTTATTGGAACATATTTGTTAGGACAAAAAGCAATAAGTAATAAGGAGGAATAGTTATGGAAGATGAAATTGTAGAAACAATGGAACTTGCAGAAGAAGATACAAGAGGGGAGGTAAACGAATAATGAATATAGAAGATAGACTATTAACAATAAATCAATATTCAAGAAGTGGAGAAAAGCAAAATAAAAT